CCATCTTAGACAACACCTGCTGTAACTTGAGGTGCGTCATCTGAATCAAGTCGGCGAACGCTGTCATGCGTCGGCCCAATGACTCGATGGCTCCCTTGTACATGCGAGGGGCAACCATCACGTAGTTTGAGTACGCGAACTGTGACGCAGACTTTGGTCTGGCCATGTTCTTGGACATCTCCCACTTGATCAACTTGTTTGAGCCAAGCACCATGATGCCCTCGTACCAAACGTCAATACGCTTCTCTACCTTCTCAAACCTTTCTTCGGTCTGATCAGCTGGAGGGTTAAAGTCTTCGTCCTTACGGATTACACGCTCTCCACCATTGTCAAGAAACTTCTTCTTGTATACGAAGGTCTTGTCGGTCTTGTAGTTGAAGAACAACAAAGTAACGACGTCCTTGTCGAACAAATCGTTTCTGTATGTACGCATCACGCCGTAGTAGTCCCACCACGCGGTGCCCAACTGTGAAATCTCTTCTAGCTCTTCCTTGGTTATGTCAGGCTTGATCTTGATCAACTCGGTGATCGGAACCTGTTTTACTTCTCCCCAGTAGAATACGTCGTCGAAGTAGGGTGACTCGGTGTAGCTGTAGACCACGTTGGCGGGGTCGACATACTCAACCTTAACGCCAGCTCCTGGATAAAATGAATGTTTGACACCACCGATACCCAATGTGGTAAGGTCGTAGTCGACACGCTTTTTAGTGTCTGCATAGTTATTTTGTTCGAGTAGGGTGTTAATTGCTTCTTCTTCAGCGATCTCAATGCTTGGCTTGTACTTCAACTGCATGTAGAGCTGCAACTCCTCGTCGTTTGACGGAAGCTCTTCCACGTTGGTGTTGAAAGCGTCAACGCCAAACTGCTCCTTTGTCTGTAGCAAGAAGTCCTTAGCGACCATGTCGCCCTCAATCATGTCTTGGAACTGATTGCGCTTCTCAGCGGCCATCGCGTCTTGAGCGACTGCCTTTACAGAGAAATTTCGGTCGGCCATTCCATTAACAACAATGTCAATGAACTTCGGCATGATTGGAACTGGCGTCCAAGAAAGGTTAAGGTACGACAAGTCGCCATCGAATGACATCTCCTTCTTGTACTTCTCAACAGACTGTTCACCACGTGCATACAATCGAAGACGGTGAAACTCAATCCACTGGTTGTAGAACCTGCACGAGCCAGCGTCCTTACGGAACCACTCTGACTGGACAGCAAGTCCAACCTGTAGGCCAAACTCTTGGGACGCCTTTTGTGCGTCTGTGGCCAACTGACTTGGGAACGTCGTTGGATTGATTACTATTTTCGGATCTGTCATTATCTTATGAGCTCACTCTGAGAGCCTTTATTGTCGTATTGTGCAAATTTAAGGCTTATTTTTGACTTCTTTACCTCTGGAACATATAAATGTCTTTGCGTTGCCATTACGGCAAGACCGGAGCTAATAGACGCGTCATGCTTGGTACGATTGTTAATGTCAAATCGTGCCCAGTCCTCAAGAGTTCTGATGAAGGGCATCACGCCCATCTCGTCTGACGGACGGTAAGTTCCCTCAAAATCAACTCCAACATACTTCTCGATGTAGCTCTCGATTGCGGCCGCGTGTGCCTGCTTCACGTCCTCGGACGTGTTCGGTATTCCACCAAGCTCCATCTCTGTCTTGGACAGCTTTGACACGTGCTTGTCTGGTCTGTTCATCGAGAACGCACGATAGCCCCTGTTTTTGAAGTGATACAAAAGTCTTGGCTTGTTGTTCTCCACAAGAATAGGCATGCCATAGAACACGCACGCCATCAGCACGTCCTCGAAGAATATCTCCGCCGTCTGTGGTCTTGCGATGTATTCCAGAAAGAACTCGTTGGTCGGACCCTCGTCCATGTGATACTTTGTGAGCCCGTGTAGCGATCCATTAGAACCACCACCACCAACGGCACCAGAGATGTCGTATGGGTCACACCCAAAGCACCCCATGTGTTCGTTACCCGGCTTGAACTTACCGTTTACACGCAGCACCCTGTTTCTCTTGTTAGAGTCTGGAATCCATGACACCAAGAAACGCCCGGTCCTGTCTGGCGTCCACACCACCTCTGAGTCCTTAACGCCGTCCTTCCAGTGGAACGACCCACGGGTGATGGACTGGATTCCGGCCATCGAGTCGTTGTAGTCGATCTGCTGGTATATCTTGGTAAGATTGAACAGAGATGACTTGGACTCGTCCCTAAACGCGTGTGACTCGCTGCGTGGGAACTGGCGATAGAATTCATTCAACGCGTCCGCGTCGCCCTTCAGCGCTGCAACTTCGTTGTCCCAGTATTCCACAACACTTTGGTATATGTAGCCGCCGTCGATGCCTTTCACTGGCTCTTCTGGCTTCTCAAGTACTGGCCATCCGTGCTCGTCGATAAATCCTTCAAAGTTCCACTCCATGGGGATGAACAGCGAGTAAAGCCCGCTCTTTGTCTGCCCGTTATTACTCCTCTTCTTTGGGTCGGAGTCGTAGTACAGGTCCTTGAATCCAGACCCACCTTTTTCAAGTGCGTTAGACGTAGAGCCCATCATACACTTGCCGATGATCCTAGAACCAAGGCGAAGACACGTCTTTGTTACGCGCCAGTTGTTCTCAATGTTATTTGGTGGTAGCCATTTACCGCTTTCGTCATGGACGAGTAGTTTCAACTTCTCACCGTCATAGCTGTTGTCAGCCGTGTTCTTCCAGTCGATAGACGTGTCAAGACCCTCGATGTCCTCGTCGTTCTTGTCCATGTTCTTCCGCGTAATCTTCGACGCTGGAACACGGTAGCCAAGCTCAGTCTTTGGCTTGTCCATACCGTCCTGCACCGGCTTGAAGAAGAACGGGTAGTTGCTCGATATCGGCACCACCTTGTCGGTGAACATTATCTTGGCGTCGTTACCGGTCTTTGACAGAATACCAAGTCTAGCATTCTTTGATATCGTTGCCGTATTTACCAATTCTGCCGAACTCATAAACGAGAATCCAGAACGACGGTTCTTCAAGTAGCACATCCCAAAGCAGCGAGTGTCGGCCTTGCACGCCTCCCAAAAGATAAAGAATATCCTGTTGGACTCACGGAACTCTGGAAGACCGATGTCGATCTTGGTCCACTGCAGGTACATGTAGTGCGTTCCCGTAATGTATGTCTTCTGCTTTTTATTGATGAACCAGTACCCGTTCTCACGCCTGTCAAACTCTGTCTCGATGTAGTCGATCCACTTTGTCTTGAACTGGTTGTCGTACTTGTTCCAGTCGAACATGCTTTTGATCTTCGCAAGTTCTTTTGGGTATTCCTGTGGCATCCATCTTGCGTCCCTGTCCTCGACATTCGACGGGCGTGGCAGCGCGATCCTTAGACCGTTAATCTCGTAGATCGGCCCAATGGTGCCGTCCTTTGAGATGACAACAAAGTCATACTGCGGGTCGTAGCCGTATCTCCACGACTTCTCGATGTTCTTTTTGCTGAGGACGTCAGGCTTTACGACCTCCTTCAGTATCTGGTACAGCTTTGTCATTTGGAAAACCTTTCAGCGAATCCCTTTTTAGTCTCAACGCCGGCCGGTGTCGCCTTCTCCTCTGGAGCCTCCAGCATGTTTCTCTCCTCCTGGATCCTCTTGAGGATGTCAAAGGCGTCCATGATGGCGAGCTTCTTGGTTGCGGCGGCGTTCTTCAGCTTGTCCGCAGACAGGTCCGTGTCCGTATTGTTGGTAAGAATTGGCTCCTTGGCCACAGAGATGAGCTCATGAATCGCCCTCTCTGCCGCCTCGATGATCTTCTCTTTGAATTCTTTTTCCGTCATAACGCTACGCATATGTTTTTGCTCAACATCCGGTATAACTTCTCTCCGTCAACCGTGAACGGATACTCGCTCTCTGGCTGAAAACTTATCAAGTCTCCGTCGTTGAGGCCCTTTGAGTACAGGTACTCATTCCCGTACTTAAGAACACCAAGTAGTGGCTGTTCCCTCTCTGGGTCTACCAGAACCTGGTCCTGTAGGTTGTCTACCGGCTTTACCATGCAGTAAGGGTGTGGAGCTTTCCACTGTCCGTCGTGCTTGTACAGGAAGTACTGCTCGTGGTCAACCAAGAATGTCTTGTCGCGGAAGTGTGACGGTCCGTACACCTCCTTTCCACGCATGTCGAAATATTTCCGAAACACGTTGTGGTGAACCATCAGTGTGTCACCGGGAACGATCTCCCCAGTGTATCCAATCGGAGTGGCGATGACCGTGGCAAACCTATTGGTTACCGTGTGGTCCTCCTTTGAGGCGCTCAGTACGAGGCCGTAATCCGTTGTGTTGTCGTAAAGCTTGTCGCCAACAGGCTCTACCACAAAGTAGAGCGGTGATTTCATTTTATTTAAAAGTCTATGTCGTATTCAATAGAGACTGGCATGTTGCTGTTGAAAGACTTCCAAAGCAGTATGCCAGAAGAGTTCTTGATCCATATCTCTATAGACCCTCCCTCACGCATGATGATAAGGTCAATGGTGTACTCACCACGCAGAACTTCCTGCCCATGAAGATAGTTCATGGCGTTCTTGTAGTCAGCACCTATTGATACCTTACGTATAATCATAATGCAATCCAGCCAGTCGACTTGTACTGGTACGTGCCCTCTGTTGCGTCGGTCTGGTAAACCAACTGACCCAACACCGGAGACACGATAGCAAGTCTTTGTGCTTGTGTAACTTTAGGAGCACCGGCTCCGAATGTGTATACAGCAACTGCGTCTACAGTTGTGTTTTTGGTAGACCCACCAGCTGGTGTGTCTGACATCAAAAGCTTCTCAGTGCCCACCAAGGCGGTGTCTGTAGCGTAGTTATTAATATTGCCCATCTTTTATTTCTCCTGTGCTTAAGTCAATAGACACGCTTCCGTACTTCTCGTGCAGCTCAGACTGGAACTTGCCCAACTCGTCAGCTACTATTTCGATTTCAAACAGAGCGCTCTGTTTTTTTGTTTTTAACCTTGACATAGAAACCTCTATGTCTGCAATGTCCTCCTTCATTGAACGTACTTTCATGTTCAAGTCTTTGAGTTTTTCTAGTTCGGTAGATTCAAGTAGTTTCATTTAAGTACAAATCTAATGATAATAATTAACAATAACAAGGTTCCAAGTGCAACTGCCAATGACTTCCAGAACGGATCGTTCTTGTAAGTTACTGTCGGAGGAAGCTTGAACGGGATCTTTGTGGTAATTCTAACGGTGTCTGACTTGCACTTTGTGTAGACTTTGATCACGTTGTCCCTTCTGATGACCTGCGTGAAGACAAAGCTGTCCTCAAGGGTGATGGTGTCGTAGCAGGTAGTGAAAAAGCTGTCGATTAGTACACGCTCTTTTGTGACAAACTGCGTGTCATGAACAAGGACTGTGTCGCCACCATTCAGCAGTGACGGGTCTTTTTTAATTGCACGCTTAAGATGCCAGCTTGCACTGCACGACGTAAGCAATAATATGGCAACTGCGTACTTTAACATTTCCATCTTTTACGTGCCTGTCTGAGGCGTGAGTTCGGATCGGCAGCTGCCTTCGGGAAGTCGGCCATCTGCCCAGCGCTACGAGCACAAAAAGACTTGCGTCTTTTTGCGTCTGCACTACCGGCCTTGACCTTTCCAGTTACGGCGGTCTTCAGCTTGCTTCCTGGGTTGGCCTTGCGATACGCGGCTACGCCCTTGGCGGTCATGCCTGCACCACTCTTTGTTGGCAAGTAGTTGGCACCCTTTCCGGTGGTAGTCTTTGGTATCGGCTTATCCTTCGGCATTTTCTTTTCTTGCGAACTTGTCGATGCTTGTGAATCCAAGGCATGCAATAACAACAAACTCAACCGCAGACACGAGGTCCTTGCTCGGTGCGATATCCTCTGGGCTCAAGCTGTTGTGCGCCATGGTCCCGAAAAGGATCAACGCACCAACGATTCCAACGACGCGCTTGGAAGAGATTTCTCCCTTGTCGCCCTTAAACATTTCTAGCATCTTTTTCATACAGTTATTTGTTCCACATTCTCCGCACCATAAATGGCTACCAAGGCATCGTACACGGCATTTACCAACAATGATTCTGCGGGGATTGTTTCGTACGATACCACTGATAATTCAAGGTTTGAAAAAGTAGTGTTAAAATCTTCAATGCCTTGAATCGGGGCTTTTCCTTCTGCCAATGCCCCAACACTTGCAAAAACAAAGGTTGCGATTTGGGCGGGGATGATTCCGTCTTTTTGGTCTTTAACTGCGGCGTAACCTTCGGCGATTACTACGATTGAACCCGATGGGATTGATAAACCGCTTGTAAGGTTTACGCTTGTATTAATTTGAATTGCTTTCATATATTTACAAAATTAGAATAAATCGTTCCAAGTGCTACCATTGTAGCAACATAGTTTGTTTGTTGTTGAATCGTAAACTACCAATCCCGCAGCGGGTGTTGCAATGGCGTTCTTTTGGGTTGTGGTCATTCGGGGTGGGAGGAATCCTTTGGTGGTGGAATCCGCTTGTAAAATTGCACTTGCTTGTACTGATGTTGTATTAATGTAAGCCCCACCAATACTCACTTCAATTGCTCTGAAATCTGCCGCAGCCGTCAAAGTTGGGTTGATGTACAAAGCTCTTGTGATTCCGTTTGCACCGCCCGTTTGGTTGATTGTTGGCGATGCGTTAATGACATTCAATATAGCCGTTCCGCTTGTTGGTGCAAAGGTAAATTGACCTAAAAATCCATCACGCTGTCCGCTTGTTACTACAGGCGTTGTTCCCGTAATTCCATAAACACTCGCTATTCCAAATTGAAATGGACTGCTCGCATTCACAAAATATAACGCTTGAATTGGACCAGTATAGTTTGCCACAGTTCCGCTAAGTGTTGTTATATTACCTGCCCCAATACTTATAGCCCCATTGTCTGCAATAGACATTAAAGTTGTCCCCGCACTATTCTGCACCAAAAGCGATGTAGTGGCGGATGTTGAGCCACTGCCTTTGATGTGAACACGAGCGGATGGGGCGGATTCCCCAAAACCAATGTTACCCGAAGATTTTGCGAAAATTGTGCCTATGCCTGCACCTGGTCTAATAGTAACATCGCCTGGCGAATCCAAATAAACAGCATTATCACTAAACAACCGTAGAACATCAAATGCCGTACCCGCTGTATTTTTAAATTTTAAAGATTGTGCATTTGACAACAATATAGAACCACCCGCAATTTCCAACGCTTGTGTCGGTACATTTGTACCAACCCCCAATCTATTATTGGTATCATCCCAAAACAAGTTAGCCGCATCACTATTGAACGCTGAACCTGCTGAAAACTGAATAGCACCCGCTACCCCGCTTGGAGATGTTACCACCGAGATATTCCCACTTCCTAAAATTGATGTGGAATTGATGGTCTTGATGTTTGTTCCCGATACCAATGTATCTTGTTTGGCCGCAACTTGGGTTGTGTTGGCAATTGCCACAGAGTTAACAGTTGGTGAACCCGTCAAGTTTACACCCGTTGTGGATACCTCCATTGGTAGGTCATTCCC